CGGCCCGATGGCCGGCACGCACGTCCTCGCCACGGTGGAAGACCCGCGCCCGGAATACCGCCGCGTCGATCCGTGGGCCTTCTTCCCGGACATGAGCGCGCGGACCATGGACGAGGCGCAGTTCACGTTCGAGCGCCACCTGTTCACCGCCAAGGACATGAAGCGCCTGGCGCAACTGCCGTCGTTCAACAGCGACGCCATCCGGTCGGTGCTCAAGGAAGCCAGCCGCGAGAACCTGCCGGACTACATCACCCAGCTGCGCGCGATCACCGGCGCCGGCGACAAGGCCAACGACGGCCGGTACATCGTGTGGGAGTACCATGGCCCGCTGGAGCGTGAGGACGTTGAGACGCTGTGCAACTGCATGGGCCGCGACGACCTGCAGGACGTGGAGGTGGACGACCTCCAGGAAGTCCTGGTGCAGGTGTGGTTCTGCCAGGGCAAGGTCATCAAGTTCAGCCCCGCCTTCCTGGACAGCGGCGACTCGCTGTACTCGGTCTGGAATTTCGAGAAGGACGACGCGGGAATATTCGGCTTCGGCGTGCCCTACCTCATGCGCGACAGCCAGGCGGCCATCAACGGCGCGTGGCGGATCATGATGGACAACACCGGCCTGAGCGCCGGGCCGCAGATCGTCGTCAACAAGGGTGCGATCACCCCGGCCGACAACGACTACACGCTCCGCCGCAACAAGGTCTGGTTCAACAACGATCCGTCCATGCCGGCGCAGAACGCCTTCTACGCCTTCCAGATCGACAGCCGGCAAGCGGAACTCGCCAACATCATCGCGCTCGCCCGCCAGTTCGCCGACGACGAAACGAACCTGCCCCTGGTGGCGCAGGGCGAGAGCGCGTCACACCAGACGCAGACGGCGCAGGGCATGTCGATCCTCCAGAACGCCGCCAACGTGGTGTTCCGCCGGGCGGTCAAGAATTGGGACGACGACCTGACGATCCCGACCATCCGCCGCGCCTACGACTGGAACATGCAGTTCAACGACAACGAGGACATCAAGGGCGACATGGAGGTGGACGCCCGCGGTTCCTCGGTGCTGCTGGTGCGCGAAATCCAGGCGCAGAACCTCATGGCGATCACGACCAACTGGACGGTCCACCCAGTCCTGGGCCAGTTGCTCAAGCCCGCCGACGCCGCGCGGAAGACGCTTCAGGCGCACATGCTGGCGGCCGACGAGATCATCAAGACCGACCAGGAGATCGAGGCCGAGGCCCGCCAGGCGCAGGAGCAAGGCGGCCAGCCCGACCCGGAAATGATGAAGCTGCAGGTCCAGCAGCAGATCGCGGAGATGGAGGCACAGGTGAAACTCCAGGTCGCCGAAATCGACCGGGAGACGAAGCTGATGGCCCTGGCCGAGCAGCGCAACATGAAGATGGAAGACCTGCAGGCCAAGCTGGGGATCAAGCAGCAGGAGTTGCGCTCCAGGGAGAGGACGTTCGCCGCCGAGGCCGCGCTGAAAGAGCGCCACGGGCAGGGCATCTAAGCCATGGTCGACCGCTACAGCGAGACGTGGCGGGACGTCGCCGCCTGGGCCGCACCGCTTCTGGCGTCCGCCCGCGCCGAACTCGAAAGCCCCAACGTGAGCGACGACCGCGCCCGCTACCTGCGCGGCCGGATCGCCACTCTGAAGGAATTGCTGGCCCTGCCCGATGCTGCGGAGGACCAGCCCGCCGTTGACGCGCCGCTGTCGTTCGAGCGCGCCGGCTGACCAGTTTTCGGCCGCCTCACCGTGAGGCCGCCACCCTAGAGGAGCCCAGCCCATGACCCGCGAGACGGAGCACGAGGACGTCGATACCGCCGCCACCGACACCGGCACCACCGAGGACGAGTACGAGGCCGCGTTCGCCGAAGCCACCGGCAGCGCCGCCGACGAGCCCGCCCCCGAGCCGGAACCGGACCAGCCGCCCGAGGGCGCCGGCGAGGACGACGCCCAGGATGATCCGCCCGCCGGCCAGCAGCCCGAGGGCTCCGAGAACACCGACGACCTGTGGGCCGATGCCCCCGAACCGCTCCGCCGCCGCTGGGAAGCCGCGCAGCAGGAGTTGGAGAAGGAGCGGCAGAGCGCCCGCAGCAACGCCGGACGCATCGCCGCCTACCAGCGCCAGATTTCCGAACTCCAGAACCGCATGGCCGCGTTCGACCAGAACGCCGCCGGCACGCGGTCGGCCTCCGACCAGGACGCCGGAGCCACGGACGACGACTGGAAGGCGATCAAGGAGGAATACCCCGAACTCGTCGGGCCCATCGAGCGCCGCCTCGCATCCATCGCCGAGGAAAACGCCACGCTGAAGCGGGAGTTGTCCGCCTACAGCGAGGAACGGCGCGACCTGTACCTGGCCGAACAGCAGGAGGCCCTGAGCCGCGATCACGCCGACTGGCTGGACGTGGTGGGCTCCCGCGACTTCCTGGACTGGTACACCGCCCAGCCCGCCGAGGTGCGGTCGATGGTCGAGAAGAACGCCGACGCCATCGTTGATGCGCAGTCCGCGTCCTACGCCATCAACCTCTTCAAGATGCAGACCGGCTACCAGAATGCAGCGCCCGCGAAGGGCACCCCCACCAACGATGCAGCGAAGCAGAAGCGGCAGCGTCAGCTTCAGGACGGAGCCGGTGCGGCGGGGCGAGGCCCTGGCCGCATGAGCGGACCGCCCGACGACTTCGAAGCCGCCTTCACCTACTTCGCCGGCAAGAAGTAAGGACCACAGCCCATGTCGATCACCTACGGCCGTACCGAGTACGGCGACATTTCCCCGCGCACGGCGGCCTACGCCGCCAAGGAAATGCTGTCCCATGCCGAGCCCGTCCTGGTGCTCCAGAAGTTCGGCATGACCAAGCCGCTGCCCAAGAATAAGACCGACACGATGAAGTTCCGTCGGCCGGTCCCGTTCGACGCCGCGACCTCGCCGCTCACGGAAGGCGTGACGCCCTCCGCCCAGCAGATGAGCTACGAGGACGTCACCGTCGCGCTCAAGCAGTACGGCGCCGTCATCGAGATCACCGACAAGATCGAGGACACGCACGAAGACCCCGTGCTGCAGAACGCCTCGATGCTGGCGGGTGAGCAGGCGGGCGCCACGCTGGAGCAGATCACCTACGGCGTGCTCAAGGCCGGCACCAGCGTCTTCTACGCCAACGGCTCCAGCCGGTCGGCGGTGAACACCGCGATCAGCCTGAACCTGCAGCGCAAGATCACGCGCTCGCTCAAGGCGCAGAAGGCCAAGAAGATCACCCGCATCCTGGACGGCAGCCCGAACTACAACACCACGCCGATCGAGGCGGGCTATGTGGCGATCGCGCACACCGACCTGGAGCACGACATTCGCGGCATGACCGGCTTCGTGCCGGTGGCCGAGTACGGCTCCCGCCGCACGGTGTCCGACTACGAGATCGGCACGGTGGAGGATGTGCGCTACGTCCTGTCGCCCGACTTGGACCCGTGGGCGGCGGCCGGCTCCGGCACCCTGAACGGCATGGTGTCCGACGGCGGCAGCAACGTCGACGTCTACCCGGTGCTGTTCCTTGGCATGGAGTCCTTCGCGTGCGTGCCGCTCAAGGGCATGAACGCGATCACCCCGTCGGTGATCTCGCCGGGCAAGGCCGACAAGTCCGACCCGCTGGGCCAGCGCGGCTACGTCGGCTGGAAGACCTACTTCTCGTGCGTCATCCTCAACGAGAACTGGATGGCCCGCGCGGAAGTCGGTGCCTCCGACCTCTAAGCCGGCCTGACGGCCGACCCTGACCAAGGGGCGCTCTGACCGGGCGCCCCTTTCGCTTTTCGCAAGGAAGGACCATAGCGATGAAGCAGTTCATCACCGGCACCGTCACCGGCACGGGCTCCGCCATCAACGTGCAGCTGGGCTGGAAGCCCGATTGGGTGCGCGCCATCAACTACGGCGACACCGCGCCGACCATCATGGAGTGGACCTCGGCGATGACCGACGGCCACGGCATCAAGACGGTCACCGCCGGCACCACCACCAAGCTGTCCTCCAACGGCATCACGCCCTACGAGGGGACCGAGGGCGGCGACAGCCCCGGCTTCACCATCGGCGCCGACGCCGACCTGAACGCCAGCGGTGAGGCGATCGTCTACATCGCCGGCCGCAACAACTAAGGGGAGGCGGCGATGGAAATGAAGACCATCGTGGTTCGCGGCCACCGGCAGACCCGTGGCGTGGACCTCAACGTCAACGGGCGGCGGCGCACCGTGCCCGTCGGCGTGCCGACCGCGATCCCGGCCGACATGGTGCCTGCGCTCGCGGATGCCGGCGTGGACTTTGCCGTCGCCGCCGATGACGCC